CCGCGCCGGAAGCCGGGCACGTCTGAGATCATCGCGGACTCGTCAACGCGTCGTAGCGGGCGGCGCACTCGTCGCCCCGGTTGCGGGCGTCGTCGGCCGCTGCAGCAGCTCGTCCACCAGCTTCCGCCAGGCGTCCGAGCACGTCGGCGAGCACCACGGGTCCGCCTTCTGCCTCGCCGATGGGGGCAGCGGAGGGACCGCAGGCGCGGGCGGCAACGTCGGCGGCGCGCTGCCGCAGCCGGCCCACAGCGTCAACAGCAGCAGCGCGGGCCACCTCGGCGGCGTCGCGCGCTTTGTCGGCTCGAACGGCTGCATCCTGCTGCTCCTTGGTGATGCGCGCCTGCTCGGCGTCGCGGGCTTCGATGGCGATCTGCTGGGCGCGCGCGACGGTGGCTGCCATCTCGCTCGAGCCGGCATCCTTGCCTTCGCTGTAGGTCCACCACAGCGCGCCGGCGACGGCCGCGGCGGTGCCGAGCAGCGCCCATGGGTTCACGCCGCCACCGCCTCGGCAATGGCTTGGGCCACCGCATCCTTGCGCTCGGTGTAGGCGAGCAGGTCCTGCGGGTTGCTCAAGAAGAACACCTCGACCACCATGCCGCCCGAGCGCACGAAGCCGAGCCGGCCGCGCGCGCTCATCGTCTGGTCGATCCACCCGCCCTGCCCGCGCAGGCGCAGCCCGAGCGTGCCGGCGATGGCCTGGGCGACGCGCTGCGCCTGGAACCGCTGCGCCGGAAGCGCGATCACCTCGACGCCAGTCGCCGCTGGGTTCTCCGCTGCGTTCGTGTGCAGTTCGATGGCGGCATCGCTGCCGGCGATCAGTTGCATGGCGTAGGTGAGCGCGCGGTTGACCTTGCCGATGCCGTCCTGGCGCACGTCGTGGCCCATGTCGCGCAGGCGCGCGGCCACCATGTCGCGCAGCTCGGACATGAGGCCAGCCTCGGTGAACCCGGCATAGGTCGCGCCGGGGTCGCCTTCGCCGTGGCCGGCGGTCACGGTGATGGTCTTCACGCCGCCCACTCGCTCGGCATGCCGAAGAGGCACGCCACGACGGCGCCGATGGTCAGGGCGAGGAGGTTCATGCGTTCACCGCGTGCGACAAGCCAGCAGGCACAGCCCGGAGCGCGGCCACCCGCCGGTACTCGTCCGCCCGGCCTTCGGCAATGGCTGCGTCGAGAGCAGCGGCCACCTCGCGGCGGCGAAGCTCGGCCTGCACCTCCGCGCGCGCCGTGATGGGATCACCGCCAAGGATGGCGGCAGCGGTTTCGATCAGGTCCATGGTCACCACTCCGTAGGGTCGAAATCGACGGCGGGCGCCGTCGGGTCAATGCGCCGCAGCTCGTACCGGTACAGCCCGCGCGCCACTCGCCGGATCGCGCTGTCCGCGTCGATGAGGACCGGCTTCTTGCCGCCGTTGCCGCGCGCCGCCGCGGTGCGCATATCGACGACCTCGGCCAGCACCAAGGCCTTCGCTTCATCGCTCAGCAGCGCCATCAGGTCGGGCCGCTCGGTGTCGATCGGCTGCCCCGGGCCGGCCGGCGACAGCGGAGGAAGGCCCGCGCCTCGGCTCACCGGTACACCCGCCCGCCGATGCTCAGCACCGGCGCCAGTTCCATCGGCCCCGCGCTGCTGAAGCCGGAGTCGGCCGCCAGCGCATCGAGCGATCGACGCGCGTGCTGCCCGGCCTGCGCCGGCATCTGCACGCCGGCCAGGGCCTGCACGAGCTCAGCGGTGGCGCGCTGCTGCGCCCGCACGTCGGCGGCGAACCCGCGCGCAAGCCGCTCGGCCTGCTCCCGGTTCGGCGCCTTCGCGGGGTTCATGGGCTCAGCCCTGCGGCGGGCTGCTGGCCGGCGGTTGCGTGACCCGCGCGAGCAGGGCGTTCTTGTCCGCGCTGCCGGCCGAGGTGCCGAAGAAGAAGGCCACCACCGAGCCGAACGCAGCCGCGAGAGCCCCGATCAGGATGAACAGCGGCTCACGCGCGCCCACCGGGGGCTCGACGTAGAACAAGGCCACCACCGCCGCCATGAACATGCAGCAGATGAGCAGGCCGATCCAGACGTGGCTGCGCCTCATAGGGCCGCCTTGTCGGTCGTCGCCGGCGGAGGATCACCGCGCCGAAGCCTCTCGTCCTCGCGCCGGATGTCGCGCCGCCACTTCCACAGCATGTAGACGGCCTGCAGCATGATGAAGACGAGGCCCGCAGCTGCTGCCCACTTCTCGACGGGCACGCCGAGCAGGTAGGCGCCGATGGCCCCCAGCGATGGGAGCGACGCGGCGCCCTGCGTCAGCGCGTCGTGCTTGCCTTCGGGCGTCACGGCAGGATCAGGCCTTGGGCTTGTCGAACTGCTCGGCGATGCGCGCCCAGGCGGCGCGGGCCGAGGCCTCGACGTTCTCGGCCTGCGCGTTGCGGCGGGCAAACCACTCCGGCGCCGCCGTGGCCTTGTGCATCGCCCAGCGCCAGCCGACGAAGAACACCAGCACCGACCAGCCGACGAAGAACACGACGCCCGGCACGGTTGCCAGCGCGACGATCAGGGCCAGCACGCCGGCCAGTGCGGATTCGATCATTGGGGAGCGCTCCGTGCGTGCAGGTGTGCACGATTTCGCGCATCGTAGGAACCGGCCCGCGGTGGGCGAAGCCGGAAACCTTGCGCGCCCCCTCGAGGCCGCAGCCGTCAACCCCAGGCAGTCGCCCCGCTCGGCAGCGTGCCCACGAATGCGTCCTGGCCCGTGTTGATGTTCGCCGTGCGTGTGCCAGCTGTGGCCGTCGTGGTGCCCCACATCGGGTAGACCGTGCCGGTGATGCCGGTGTAGGCCGTGCCCTGCGAGGTGCCGTTCTTGTAGAAGGTGAGCGTGCCGGCGCTGATGTGCACGCCGATCGTGTCTCCCGCTGTCCACGTCGCACCGTAGGCCGCCTCCGTGGCGCTGTGGTACTTCTTGCCGCCCTCGTCGCCGAAGTAGCTCCAGCCGTTCGCATCGCTGCCCGGGTAGCTGCTGATTGCCGCGCCAGACAGGCCGATGCCCACGAAGGATCGGCCGTCGCTCGTGCCGCCGATGGTGACCTCGAAGTACCAGTTGCCGGACGCAGGTCGGCCGCGAGCGCCGCGCACGGATCCGCCGGCGGGCGCGGTGATGGAGGCCGTGCGGTTGCCGCCGCTCAGGGTCACGTCGGCGTCCTTGTCCGAGGCGCTCCAGGCGCTTTCGACGCCGGTGCCCGTCACCTCAAGCACGAGGTCGTGCCGCTGCGCGCTGGCGAGGCTGTCGCGCTCGGCCCACAGGCGCACGCGCACGTTTCGATCGAAGACGATGTCGGCGTCGTCGACAAGGTAGCTCGTGCCGCTGATGCCGGTCTCGGTGTGCAGTGCAGAGTCGTCGTCCGCGTCCGTGAGCTCGACCGTGTACGTCGTGCCGGCCTCCGGCCCGATGTCGCCGCTCTCGTCGCCCTCGAGGTTCTGCTGGGTGCGGTGCCGGTGCTTCCACGTGATTTCGAAGTCGGCGACGTCGACCGTGCTCGGGTAGGCGTTGCCGTCGATGCGGATCTGGCCCGGCGCATACGGCCGCGCGATCAGGCTGTCGAGGGTCACGGTGTCGGTCGCCGCTGAGCCCTCCGCGATCTCGCCCTGGCCGGTGCGCGGCAGTAGCTTGACGTCGACCGCATCCCCGTCGACGCGCTCGGTGCCGTCGACCGCGAAGAACTGGTCGACAAACCACACCCGGGCCCCGGACGCATGCTCAGCGGCCACCGTGCCCAGCACGCCGCGGCCCATGGTCAGTGCGCCGGTGCCGCTGTCGAAGGAATCTACGCGCACGATCTCGTCGTCGATCTGCGCGTAGCGGCCGGCCTGAACCAGGGTGGCATCGGTGAGGCCGGTAACCGTGGCGCTCGTGGCGGTGTAGGACAGCGAGGCCGACAGCGTGCCGGTCGGCGCAAACGCGCTGCGGTCCTGCTCCTCGAACGATGCCGAGCCGGTGCGCGTGCGCATGCCGAAGTCGAAGGCCGTCGCAGCGCCTGACCTGGCTGCTGCTGCGATCACGAAGCCGGTCGTCTCGTCGAGAGCCTGCGCGGCCGCGGAGCCAAGCACCAGCTGCGCCTCGTAGTAGTTCGCCTCGCGCACGAGCCTGTTCTCCGCGGCCTGCGGCGGGGCAACGGGCGACGACCAGCCGCTCGGCTGCTGCGCTGCGTAGGTGGCCGCGGGCAGCGCGAACACGTCCTCGGCCACCTCGAGCGTCATCGTCGCGTCCGTGGCGCTGCCGTAGGAGACGCGCAGCACGCGCATCACGAGCGTCGTGATGCCAAGTTTGGGCCAGCTGAGGCGGATCAGGTCGCCGTCGACCAGGGTGTAGGCGGCCCGGTTGACGCGCAGGCGGGCCTTGGCCAGGGTCGTCGAGCTCGCGCGCAGGTCGCGCATCGCGGCGCGCATGGCAAGGCCCGCGGTGACGAAGCCTGGATAGTCCTTCTTCCTCGTGATGACGGCGCCGGCCGCCATGATGGCCGCGAGGTTCTGCGCCTTGACGGTCGCCTTCTTGCCGGGCCCGGCCGAGGTGTCGGTGTAGGTGACGGCCATCTCGTTGACCGCCTCGTCTGGTGACGGCCGCTCGAACGACTCGAGCGCCACGATGTTGGACGGGTCGAAGAGCGGCAGCGAGGACGGGTCATAACCACCGCGCAGCGGCTTCAGCTGGAACAGCCCCGTCCGTGGGTGTTGCACGAGGTTCGCGCCGGCGTGGTCGATGACGAGCTGCATGAAGCGCTCGACCTGCTCCTGCTGCGTCCAGTGCAGGCACAGGCCCAGGCCCTCGGTGTAGAAGGTGTCCGCCGCCGCGCGGAACTGCGTGTCGTCGATGAGGCCGGTGCCGTTGCCGGCCCCCCATTCGGAGTTCGTCAGGCACTCGTAGATGATGTGCGCCGGGTTCATGGCCGCGAAGGCCTCGACGGCCGCGCCCCACACCCCGGCGCCCCAGTCGGCGTATCGGCGCGCGCCCGTGGTGTCCTCGACGACGCCGAAGCCTGCGTCGGTGGGGCCCGTGGTCGCGCCGGTGGAGATCGGCGAGTAGACCGTCGATCCCTGGATGACGCCGATGTCGCGAGTGAAGTCGCCATTCCAGGCCGCGGAACTGGTGATGCCGATCACGAGATCGACGGCCGCGTGGCTGGCGTAGTTGATCTGCCGCTTCAGCGCATAGGAGGCCGAGCCATCGAACGTGACCTCCTCGCTCCACACCTCAACGCCGTCGATGGTTGCGTACACCGTGACGACGGTGCCGATGGCGCCTGGCGCATCTGGCGTCAGGGTCGCGCGCACGAGGTAGGTGCCGCTCACGCCGGCGGCTGGCGATGACAGGTCCAGCGTCGTGCTGTGGCTGGTCAGCGAGCCCGATGTCGTCGACCCCGCGCCGTCGTCGACCGTCACCGGGTCCAGCTGCGGCCAGACATCAGACAGCGAGATCACTGCCTTCTCGGGATACCAGGCCGAGCCGCCATCCCACCCCGACGTGACGCGCCGCACCAGCGCGGCGATCGGCTTGAGGTACGGGCTGTTGCCCCAGTAGAACGCCTTGAAGACGAGGCCAAGCATGCCCCGGTAGGCCGGCTGCGGCGTGCCCTGCAGGCCGGAGAGGTAGCTGTTCGCGGTCTGCGACGAGCCGCCCATCATCACGTCGACATCGCCGGCCAGGCCGCCCTCGCGCTCGTCGCCGCCGAAGAGGCCCGGCGCGTCGACCGTGATCGTGGTGTTCGCTGTGACGTTGCCGAACCACGCCACGCGCTCGGCTGACCGCAGCTGCAGCAGCGCGTCGACCGGGCCCTCGCACAGGCCCATGTGCATGCCGAGGCGGTAGCGCCAGCCGACAGTCTGCTTCTTCTTGCTGCTGCTCATGGTGCGCTGTTCCTCGCTTCGTGCTCACGCCGGGCGCGCGCTGCCGCATGCATCGCCATGGCGTCGCCGGTGGCCTCGGCCGTGCTCACCGGGATGCCCTCGCGCGCGAGCTGGCGCAGCGACAGCCCATGCCGGCGGCAGAACGCCCGCAGGCCCGGCGCGCAGTAGGTCTGCCCGTCGATGCCGACGCAGTGGCGCAGGAACACGAGGGGCTCCGCCATGGTGTCACTTCTGGATCGGCTCGACGCTCGTGTCGCCGTACCAGACCACGTTCGGACCGCTCACCCACACGGTGCCAAACACCACGCCGAGAGGCCGGCCCTCCTCGGCCGTCGGCGCCTGGATGTCCTCCACCGAAGGCGGCGTCGGCTGCGGCGGCTTCGGCGCGAGCGCGTAGCTGATCGCCGCGGCGACCAGGGCATAGACGACGAGTTCCCACCCCACAGCGCGCCCCCTACAGCACCGGCGACCCGCCGAACGGGTTCTGGTCCGGCATGAACGCCATGCCGCCGTAGTTCGCCGCGTTCGAGAACTTCGCGTCGCACGTGGCCAGCGTGTGATCGCAGCCCGGGTAGAGTGTCACCGCGGTGCTGACGGCCAGCCCGAACGTCGAGCCCATGATGGTGATCTCGTCGCCGGTGTGCGCCTCGATGAAGCGCCGCTCGTAGACGCCGGCGCTGGGCTCGAACTCCAGGTATCCGCCCGCGAAGTGGTCGTCGGGCGAGCTGCCGGCCGCCGTGATCGTGAGCACGGAACCGCTGATGGCCGAGATCGTCCCGGCCACGTCGTGCGCCGCCTTGTCGACGCCGCAGCGCGCGCCGTAGAGCACGTGCGGGCACTGCCGCTGGTACAGCCGCCGCAGGCCGATGCGCCTGACGGTCGTGAACACCGGCTCGCAGGTGATGTTGGCCCGCGCCCCCTCGAACTCGACATTGAGCACGCGGCCGGCCCACAGCGTGACGAGCTCGCCGTCGCCGTCGTGGTATTGGCGCAGGAGCACGGTCACGCGGCTGGTCGGCGGCGCCACGCGCCACAGGTCGGCCACCGCGAAGTCGCGCGGCACCTCGAGCTGCAGCGGCGAGCGGGCCAGTTCGGACCCGCTCTCGATGCTGTTGCGGGTGATGACGGCCGCTGTGTAGGTGTCGCCGCTCACGATGCGCTCGCGGTCGCCGCTGGTGTAGCGCCACACGGCCGCGTCGCGCTGGAAGGTGTACAGCTCGACCGGCTTGCCGTCCTGCACGCTGCGCTCGACGGTGTCGAAGCTCATGCTCTCGCGCTCCTCAGAGGTCGTTCAGCGCCGCGCGCGTCATCACCGTGGCCTCGGCGAGGTCCGCCGTGCTCCACTGGATCTCGGCCGCGTCGGCCTCCAGGCGCGCGAGGCTCATGAAGCTGATCGCCACCACGTCGGCCGGCGCCAGCGTCGAGCCGAGGGCCGAGCTGATCGTGAGGCGCTCGACCGTGCCGCTGACCTCGGTGCTGCCGGAGATGCGCCGGTACAGCACCGCGCCGGCCGCCGTCTCGATGCGGATGTCGCGCCGGCCGATGGCCTGGGCCACCGAGGCGGTGTAGCTGCAGTGCGCCACGTCGATCGTCGTGTCGCTGCTGCCGATGGTGGCCACCGGCACGAGGTCGAGGGCCCAGGTCGGCAGCCAGAACGCCGCCAGGCGCCCGCGGCGCGCGTGCAGCCACTGCCGATAGGCGTCGATGGCCGCCCGGCCGTCCAGGAGCCAGCGGTGCGACTGCAGGCGCTGCGGGCCCGCGGCCTGGGCGTCGAGGAAGAATCCGCCCATGCGCCCGTCGACGCGGTCGATGGCGCGCGCGATGGTGTGCTCCGGGTCCTCGGTCCAGTTCGGCGCCTGCGTGAGCACCGGGTGGCTGCGGTAGGTCGTGCCGGGCGTCTCGGCCGTCCAGTCGTTCGGGCCGACGACCTCGAACCGCACCGTGCCCGTCGCGTCGGAGCCGGTGAAGCGCGCGAGCGCCAGCGTGTCGGGCAGCACGGCCGGCCGCACCGGGATCACCAGCGTCTCGCCCGCTGGCCAGCCCGAGGCCGTGCCGGCGTCCAGGTTGATCGACGACGAGGTCAGGCTGTCGATGGTGCAGACCTCGAACGTGGCCTCGTCGCGGTAGAGGATGAGGTCGCGGCCGGCGCCGAAGTCGCGCGTCGTGGTGTCGACGGCCAGCGAGGTCGCGCTCGCGCTCACCGTGCTCTGCAGCGGAGCGGCATCCATCCAGACCGGCAGGTCCCACGCGACGGCCTGGCCGGCGTGCAGCACGTTCTCCATCGTCATGCGCGCGGCGCCCGAGGCGACGAAGGGGAACTCCAGGAACCGCCGCGGCCCGGCGCGCAGGGACCGCCGCTGCTCGCTGCCGTCGAAGGCCGGGATGACGTCGGTCAGCCACTCCAAGCGCTCGAGCACCGGGCCAGAAGGTTGCGTCACCCAGGTGGGCACGGCGCGGCCCTCAGCCCAATTCCTGCCGCACCGCGCCGCGGTTGCGCCGGATGGCGTTTACCAGCACGCGCTCGCCGGCCGGCGTGCTCATGTAGTCCTGCAGCAGGTTCGGGTCGACCACGTTGATGACGCGCACGCCGCCGCCTCCGCTGCGCATCGCTGCGACCTCCTCGCGGGATTGCACGCGCTCGCCGGTCTGCAGGATGGCCGGGATCTCGTCGCTCTTCAGGCCGAGCACGCCGCTGCCGTTGTGGAAGCGCGGCGCCCCGGCGAACACCCATGCCGGCACGTTGCGCTTCGGGCCGGTGCCGGCCATGCCGCCGCGGTGGTTGACGCGCGCGCCGACGTTCGCGCCGAGGGCGGCGCCCGCCGCCTTGCCGGCACCCGGGTAGAGCGCGTCCAGGATCTGCAGCACCGCCAGCGTGGCCAGCGCGCGCGCCGCGATCTGCAGCATGGACTGGGCGAAGCTGCGGGCGAAGTCGCGCAGGGCCTCGCCGGCGCTCTTGGAGCCGGTGCCAATGTCCACGAAGAACTGCGTCAGCGCGTCGACCCCCGCGTTCGTGGCCGCCTGCGCGAAGCTGGCCTCCATGTCCTGCAGGGCCAGCCGCAGCTCGCCCTTGATGATCTCTGAGGTCGGCTGCGCAGCGGCGCCGATGCCTGCGAGGGCTTGCGCCACACGGTCGGCCGACTCGACGAGCGCCGGGTCGCCGATCTGCTGCGCCAGCGCCCCGAGCTCGTCCGTCGCCGCCCGGGTGCCGGCCAGCGCCTGCTCGCGCGCCGCCTGGTCGGCCTGCAGCCCATCCTGCGGCGTCAGTGCACCCGTGCGCACGGCCTCCCGGTTGGCCGCAAGCTGGCGGTCCAGTTGCGCGAGGCGCTCCTGGATGATCTTCTGCAGCTCGTCGAAGCGGGCCTTCGCCACGCCGGTGTCGATGAGCTTCTGCACCAGCTTGGCGGCCTCGCTGTCGCGGCCGAGCTTCTTGAGCAGGTCCTCGTATTGCGCCGCCAGCCGGATGCGCGCCGCGGCCTCGAGCCGGCCTTGGTTCTCCAGCTCCTGCGCGCGCAGCTGCAGCGTCTCGCGGTCGATGTCGCGCTGCGCCTGCGCCGCCTCGCGCGCGGCCTTCGTGACGACATCGACGCGGGCGCGCTCGAGCAGTTCGATCTCGGTGCGCGCCTTGACGCGGTCGGCCTCGCTCGTGGCGCCAGCCAGCCGGCGGCGCTCCGTCGCGATCGAGGCGTCCAGCGCGTCGAGCTCCAGCTCCTGCCGTCGCGCGTAGTACTGCTGCGCGGCGAGGACGCCGTCCTCGTACAGGTCGCGCAGGGTCTGCAGTTGCCGCTGCGCCGAGTCCTTCTGCAGCTTCTCCTCGGCGTCGAGAAGCGCCTTCGCTGCGGCCTCGGCGTCGCGCCGCTCCTTGTCGCTCGGTGTCGATGTGAACCGGCCGGCGGCGCGGCTGCCCGGCGTGGTGCGCGCGCGCTGCCGCGTCTCGACCGCCTGCCGCGCCGCGTTGCGCGCGTCGGAGATGGCCTTCTCGCGGTCGCCCAGTGCCGCGTCGATCGTGTCGTCGGTGAAGATGGCCGCG